ATAATACTTCATCAAATGCTTTTGGATTATCAATAGGTATATAAGAACAATTATACCCTGCTATATTTTCTCTTTCTAATGCAGCACCTGCTGTCATTAATGCTCTCATAGAAGGCATAACAGATAAACCTATAATACTATCTTCTATTCTTCTCCATACTTCACTATCTAACACCACACCTAAGTTTTTATCTAAGTGACCCTGCATAAAATTACTAAATCTAGATACTGTTTCTATCCATGTTTCTCTTCTACCCTCATCAGGTAACCAACGTGCATACCTAGACGCATGGATAAACGTCTGATATTCTGTTGGTAAATAGTTATTCCCTGCCATAATCTTTCTCCAATATTAATTCACAATAATGTATTACTTTCTCAATGTCTCTTGCACCTTCACCTTTTCTTCTATGTCTTGTAATATACTTTACTACATTACCTTCAAGAAAGGTAAGATTATTTTCTACAATATAATCAACAGGTTGTATCTTACATGTCCTATAATGGTCACCACCTACCTGTCTTTCTGTAGCAATTCTAGCTTCTTTTTCTATATTTGTTTTCTTAAAACCTTTTTTATCTTTTACTGTCTCTTTAATAGCTTCATCCATTTGTCCCATAACCTCTCCTATAATCTAGTTAAAAAGTATGCTACTAAAACAATAAACATACCTAATATTATTCCTACAATAAAACATGTTAATAAATCAAAAGTCATATTATAGCATCTTTTTTATTCTTTGTCTAACATATTTTAAATCTGGTGAGTGAATAACTTTGTATGCAAAACTTCTTGTGTATGAAGGACTTAATCCTGCATGTTCACATACTTGCTCAAAGTTATCACACGTAACACCAACACTACAAAAAAACCATGCTATTGCTCTATCTTTATTTACTTTACTTTTACTATTAGTAGCATCTAATAATGCTTGTAAAATAACAGATAGAAATAAACCTCGTTCTGGTAATTCTTGTTTTTTATATTCTACATCTAAAAATATATCAATTTTCTTTTTCATTATTTACGATAGTTGATAACATCTCTATTGCATCTTGTGCTTCAGATGCTTTATGCACTAACTCAATTACATCTTCTATAATCTTAGGATGTTCACCAACACCTACAGGATTATTAATATGTATTTTAATATTTGCTAAAGCCTTATCTCTTTCTGCTGTATAGTGAGAATGAACTGCTTCTAATATTTGTGTTTTTATTGCCATATTTTTTCCTTTACCAATTAATTATTTCTTGAACCCTAGGTTCTTTTGCAACATGTGAAAGATATGTTGTACCTTTTTCATACTTGAAAGCACGAAGTCCTTGACCATTGTTAGCATCAGACCAACACTCTCTTTTATGAGGACAAAAAACACAACCAATAGCAAGCTTCCTATTCCCAGAACTACCTTCAGGAATATCACTATAACATCTATCAGGAACTCTTTTACTTTCCAATGTCTTTTTAAGATACTGTACTCTTTCTTTTGCATTTATCATCTCCAAACTATGTACTCTAGTCAACGCAAGACTACCACTTTGTTTATCTATTGCTAAAAAATATGCTTCATCTACATTATTACCTTCAGAGTATGCAGATATTTGTGCTATATAACCAAAAGGGTCATCAGATGCTAAATTATTATTAGCAAATTTTCTAAAACTATAACCACTAGCACTCTTACAATCAACTAATTCACCATCTATTTTACAATCTTGATGTCCTTTTATGCCTTCTACATCTACTTGTTTTTGTTCTTCTGTAACTGTATGACCTGCAACTCTAGATAATAATATAAGCAAGTCTTCTAATATATGCCCATATAAAAATTTAATTCTAGTAGATGGACTAATAGGTCTTGCTTCTGAATTAGAATGTCTATCATACCATAACTGTCTAGTAGGTTTACCTATAGAAGATAAAGATAATTTTCTTTTCTTTTTAGGTTGTTCATTTAAAACAGTTTTAATATTGTTAGTTACACTTTTAGAAAATTGTTCTAAGTATTTATCTAAATCTTTTTCTTTTATATTATTCTTGATACTAGGTTCAAATAAATTATATATATCCTCAACTAATGTGTCTATTGTTTTCATAGTAAATAAAATGGGGAGTCTTTTACAACCCCCCATGTCCTTTCTTAGTTAAGAAGCAAATCTTGCATCTGTTTCGTCATTAGACACAAAACCATCAGGCACAACATCAAATGCATTATCTGCATCTGCATCTGCATTGTAAGGTATCAAGTTGGTAACTTGTACTGCTCTCAAGTCAGCAGACACACCAGATTTACCTGCATACTCCCAATCATATTTAGAGTATAAAACATTTACATCTGAACCATTACCAATAAGAGTACCAATCATGGTTCTCTTTTGAGCATCAACAATCTCTGGAGCTTTGTTCATGTTACCATCTTTTCTCCTAACCTTTCTCTTTATAGTAACAAAGTCTCCTCTGTCATCACCCTTATTCTTAACGTTTAGACCATCAGCTTGAGCAATCTTTTTATTTTTTTCGTCAAGATTACCAACATCAACAGTCCAAACTCCATCAGAATCAAACGTAGTATTTGGGCTTGTAATGCTTGCCCAATAAGCTTTTCCTTTTATTACACTCATATGTGTATCCTTTCTATATTTTTTGTTAAAATTAAATTATATCATAGAAGTATTATCAAAGTCAATACTTTTTTTCCAAATAAATGTGCTTTTTAAATCAGTTATTTTGCACATTTCTATTCTAGAAATTAAATCTCGTTTACCTTGATAACTTCTTCCCCAAACTTTATAGTTTGCATCTTTAAAACTAAATACTCTATCAGTTAAATCAACTAATTCTTCACACATTTCTCTAACTTCATTAGAGTTAGCAAAAACAAAGTCTTTTTCACGTTCAAAAACAATATAATCAGACTTGGTATATATCCAACCTGCATCACCCATAGTATTTTTGAACTCCACTACAGTCCACAAGTCATCAAACCCTTTTGACTTGTCTGTTCCTGTTCTTCTAGCTTTTATATCTACTGTAAATGTTTCACCTTCCTTTGTTAAAATTAAATCAATATGGTCATACATGTTTTGTTGTGCAGAAGCAACCTTTGTTCTATAACCTCTCCTAATTGCTTCATCAACAAACAAGTTTTCTACTGCAGTACCACGTTTAATATAGTCTTTGTGGTCTTTTCTACCTACAAACTCTTTTACTAATGCGTTTCTGCCCATGTTGTACCTTCCTTCCATTCATTGTCCAATGGACACTTCATTTGTAATTGTTGCTCTGTATCTTTCATAGCATCTTTGGTAATACTACCAAACTTTTGCACATCTTTTTTAGCAACTTCATACTGATATTCATCATGTATAGATGCAACTAACTTAGCATCTACTCCTGTAGACTGAATACGTTTATTCATATTGACTAGCCATAGTTTACATACTACTGCTCCTGCTCCTTGCAATAATGTATTTAATGAAGCATGTGGAGAACGTACATGTAATAACCTACCATCAATACCTTTTATCTTACCTCGCATACCTGCCTTTGTAACACCATCTCTAACTCTTTTGAGAGCAGGCATATTAGATAAAAACCTGTCAATTAATTGTTGTCCTTCTTTTGCACCCTTACCAACTATCTTACCTATTTTACTAGCACCTGCACCATACATAAAAGCATATATAAATGTCTTAGCTTGGTCTCTATCTGTAAGACCTGCCATTTTCATATTAGCTGTATGTATATCTCCTGTTAAAACTTCATCAGTAAAATTAGCATCATTCATAAGGTGTGCAAGACAACGTAATTCTAAACCACTTGCATCTGTTCCTACAATGGAATGAGTGTAAGGATTTTCAACAGTCCAACATTCCCTACACTCTTTACCATATGGAGAACGAACAGCAGGTATCTGAGCCATGTTAGGACTATGATGTGCCATACGACCTGTTACAGTCTTTAGAGTAAGAACTTTACCATGTACTCTATTATCTTTGTCATCACATGCTTCTATCCATGACTTGATTTGTGCTATTCTTTTCTGAAGTAACAAGTACCTAGAAATCTTTTTAGCTTCTGGTAAATTAATACCATCTAATACCTCTTCATTAACAATCACATTACCTTTATCTGTATGCTTTTTAGGTTTCCAACCTATCTCCATAAGTCTGTCAGCTATCTGCTGTCTAGAACCTATGTTAAAAGGTATGTATTTTATTTTTGTTTTTAAATCTTTTCTTGTTGGGTCAAATCTTATACGACCCCACTTTTCTAATTCATTAGCTTCATCTCTTAAAGTATTGTATAAAGACATAGCTTTTCTAACATCAAGATAAAAGCCATTCTTTTCTTGTTGGTCTACAATAACTCTTACCTGATGTTCTAAATCAATAGAAGATTTAGAAAAACCTTGACCTTCTTTTTTTAAATGTTCATATAACTTATGTGTTATATCTACATCTTGCATACAATATTTTCTTAACTCCTCTGTATAATGAGCAAAGTTTTCTATAGAACCTTTAGGAAAATTAAATCTATCTCCCCATGCTCCAAGACTATGACCACCTTCTCGTAATGGATTAAACATTTGAGATAGTATTAATGTATCTGTCACCTGTGAAGGCTTTATTTTCACACCTAATAATCTATTTAGTACAGGAGCATCAAAAGATAAACCATTGTGCATTATATATTTGTCAATATTTTTAGACCAGTTTTTAAATACATGCATATTACTTGGGTCAAATACTGTTGACACATTTGTATCTATATTTTTAGCTACGATACAATTAACTACACTAGCATCTATTTGGTCTGTCTCTATATCAAGAACAACTTTCACAATCTTCCTCCTCTTTTCCACACCAATTACAAGGTTCACCTTTACCTGTAGCCATCATACTTTTTTCTTCATGACAATAATGCTCCCACATTTCTGGTTCTTCTTTTTTGTCTAACCATTCTTTATAACCATCTATCCAAATTTGTTTATCATCTGTTTCATTTTTTGGTAAGTATACTACATGAAGAGCACCACAATTAGGACAAGATAAGTTTGTTTCCATACAATAGTTCTCATCTTCATGGTCAATGTCATGGTCACCACCCCATATTAACTCTGTTCCACAATGCCAACATTTCATTAGAAAGGTACCTCTTCTTTATTATCTTCTGCATTATACTCTACTTCGTAGGGATTGTCAATCTCTTTCATACGACCTGTTTCTTTATTGTAGTGAAGATGTGTAGCTATACCTGTATCTCCTGTATATCTATTCTTTAATATTCTAAGAGTTGTTGTGTTAGCTTTTACTTCATCAGTATCTTGTTGGTTTCTTTCTAATCCAATCACACCATCAGATAAGTGAGCAATACTTGCACTACCACGTAAGTGTGAGAGTGTAATCTCCTTACCATCTTCATGACCTCTATCTCCTGCAGGTCTACGTAGATGTGATACTAATAACATACCAATACCTGTTTGTTCTACCAGACTTCTTAACTTAGTCATTAATATATCAATAGACTTTCTTTCGTCTCCTTCATCTTGTCCAGATACAAGGATAGATAGGTGGTCTACAAATATCCATTTACATTCTAATGCTTGTGCCATAAACCTAACCCTAGATAGTATCTCGTCATTATCTATAGAACCAAAGTGGTCAAAGGCAAAGAACCTACCAGAACCTATGGTTTGTTTTTCATATTCTTTTAATTGCTCTATGCTAAACTTGTTTCTAATCTCCTTGATATACAATCTAGCATTGGCTTCTACTGACATAATATTAAATGCAGTATTCTTGATACCTTCTTCTAATGCAAGTATACCTATATTGTGATTAGTATTCTTGAGTAAATGATGCATCATCTCTCGCATAATAGATGACTTACCCATACCTGCACCAGATGTAAATGTAATTAACTCACCTGTTCTTAGTCCATAAGTCTTTTCATTTAGTTTAGACCAAGGATATGGAACAGTCTCACAAAAATCTTCTGTATATAACTTGTCGCCCAGGTCTCGTAGATTAATAATACCTGCAGGTGTATAAGGTTGTGCGTTCCACCATGCTTGTGAAAACTTTTCTCTCTTACCCATCTTTAGATATTCATTTGCATCTTTAAACTCCATGTTCATAATCTTACATTTGTTTGGACTAAACAACTGAGCCACCTTCTCACTAGCTTCTTGTCCTTGCTTATCCATATCAAAAGATATGACTATGTTTTGAAAGCTATCTAAATATTCAAATGCTTTTCTACAATCTCGTACTGCAGAACCTGCACCTGTCTTTACAGATACACATGCCCACTTACTACCTAATAATTCATAGGCAGACATAGCATCTACTTCACCTTCAGTTATAGTTATGTATTTACCACCACCTGTGAACAAATTTTGTCCAAACAAAGTAGCATCTGATATGTTTCCTTCTACCCACATATTTTTAGTAGGTACATCTCTAACTTTGTTACCTATGTTATTACCACCACTATCAAAATACTTGTAAATGTGATGTGTATTCATGTTACCATTCACTTTTACTTGTGTGTGATACTTTTGTGCTGTTTCTTTGCTGATATTTCTCTCAGTCAAAGCACCTGTAGTACCAACAGTCTTAATTAGACTCTCAGTTTTCATAGGTATTACCTTTTCATGTTGCATATTCTCTCCAAATCTTGTGTTACAGGAAAAACAATAGCTATATCCTTCAGAATGTCGCACATTACCATCACTTGAACCACACTTAGGACAAGCACCCCTGTCTAGCCATGTTTTTTGCATAATTTTCCCCTAAATTTTTAATTATATATTATATTAAAATAATAATCAATAAATAATTATTATTTTTTATATAATATTTTAGTCTACTTCAATAGAACTACCATATAGGTTATCAAAAGCACCTATCTCAGAGTCTTTAGCTTCATATACATCTTTCTTAGCTAACTCCATAGCTTCAAAAGATGGATAGCCTTCCTCTAGGTACTCGTAATATCGTTCTTTAATTAGCTCTCTTATTTCTTCTGCTAATAAGTTCATTGCACTATCCTCATCTATAAATTTATAATATAAAAAATAAAACCAATAACTAAAATAACAGGAAAGATATGGTTAAACCATAAACTTTTTTTCTTAACAGTTTTAAACCATTTACCTGTAGCTTTTAGTCTTCTTTCTCTTGCTCTATCCACCTGTTTTAAAATCTCTAGTTATGTGACTTGCATCAGGATTGTATAGACCTTTGTCAGTTTTTTTTAATTTATCTAATTCTTCATTTAATTGTTTGATTCTTACATAAGCAGTACGTAATTGCTCTTGTAGGTCTCTAACATTTTTTTTAAGAATTTCTATTTCGTTCATTGTACTCTCATTATTTGCACATTATCATCTACTAATGCTTGTATAGCAAATCCTCTATCGTCATACAAACTTTGTAGAAAGTTTTTTGCTTCTTTTTCAGTTTTAAAATACATAACTTTTCCATTATCTTCTTCTAAAATATCTGGTAAATCTATATGATTAGGATAAGGCATAGCTACTACATACATATTATTTTCCATATACTCCTCATTATACATTACATTTCCTATATAGTCAATACCCTACATAGGGTACAATAAAACATAGAAAATACCATACTAAAATACTTATAAATATTTGTAACATTTCTTTATTTATGTTTATCATTTTTAACTCTCCTCTCTAAGTCCTTGTTTTGTTTGTGTAATTCGTAGTTAACTTTGTTATCTCTAAGCATATCAAATAAACTATTTAATATAGTTTTTTTAGAGGGTCTTCTATCAAAGTGTAATTCTATTACTACTTTGTATTTCATATTTTAATCTCCTGTATATGTATACCTAAATAATCTGCAAGTAAATATCTTATCTCTGTGTAACAATCATCACACAATAAAAGATTACATGCTCTATTTTCCATATCTTCTGGATATGCTTCATTAGTTTTACACTTATGACATTTAATTTTTTTACTCATCTGCTTCTCCTGAGATAGCACCTATTTTTCCTTTGAAAGGTATAACCTTTGCACTAGGTTTTGTTTCTTCTACTAGCTTTAGGTCTGGGTCAAACTCTATCTCTGGTGGAAACATAAACTCTTCTAGTTCTGTATACCCACCTATATGTAGAAATATTTGTGGCACAGTCTTGTGTCCTGCTTCTCTAAATCTTTTTATCTTAGGCAAGTTATCTAGCACTCTCTCTTCGTATACTTCTCCTGCTTCATCTAGTAGTGCCTTTGCTTTAACACAATACTCACAGTTCTTTTGTGTGTATATAATATATTTAATCATCTATTAAATCCTCCTCTCCTTCTTCCATTTGATATTGTGCATCATCTCCATACTCAGTACCTTCAAAGGTAGCTTTACCATCTTTGTCTTCATAAGTTTCTCCCTCTTTCATTTCTACTGACCAAGCTATATCTTG